TGGCTCTCAGAAGGCAACACGCCAGAGCCTGCGGATATTCCACCAGCACCCAGCTACCAAGAGCTTCGCGCCGCAGCCTACCCACCCATGGCTGACTATCTGGATGCCATTGTCAAAGGCGACCAAGGGCAGACCGTTGCGTATGTTGCGGCTTGTATGGAGGTTAAGTCTAGGTATCCGAAATCATGAGCCGCACCTTCGTCAATCTAATCGCATGTTTTTAAACAATGGGAGCGCAAATTGACTGAGCAAAAAGTAAAAACCCCCATCATGTCTTTTATCAACACCATCTCAGCGGGCAACATATTGACCGTCATCTCCATGTCTTTGGCGGGCGGGGCCGCATGGATGAATATGGCGGAGCGCGTCTCTCGCGTTGAGCAGTCGCAAACATCGTCGCGTGAAGCTGATGCTCGTCATGAGGCCGAGCTTCGCATTATCAAATCAGATAATCGCGAAGTGCTTTTGGAAATCAAAGCAGACATTAAAGAGATGCGCAAAGAAATTCAGCATCAGCGCAAATAAAAACTGCTTTGCAAAATTTTTGACAAGTTAAACAACAAAGTAGATAAATGAACCTTGAACTGCAAAAATATTACGAAAACCGTTTTGATATGTTTTCAAGGCCAGGATGGGCTGACCTTATTGAAGATATTGACATAATGCTAGAGGCAGTAAATAATGTTTCTACCATTGCGGATGAAAAAAGCCTACAATTTCGCAAAGGCGAGATTTCTATACTTACTTGGTTAAAAACCTTGAAAGCAATTAGTGAACGAGCCTATGAGGACTTGAATGAAAAGAATGTATGAATTTGTCTGCTTATGTGGACAACGCACTGAGGCATTTACCGATTATGAGACGGCTAGTGTGCAGTGTTCGTGCGATGGGCTTGCCCACCGCGTTATTAGCGCTCCAGCAATTAGCTTGGAAGGGTGGTCTGGTTCTTTTCCATCTGAGCATGGAAGGTTCGAGAGAAAGCACCGAGAAAAGTTAAGTGCAGAGCGTAAAGCTAACCAATAAGCGCAATGCGCCTGGTTAAATATCCTACAACCATTTTGGCAGGAAAAACATTATGTTGATTGACAATGAAGACGAGACGCTAAGTGAGTTAGATATAGTCGAGCAAAAACAGCTTGATGCAACACCTATTTCTGAGATTCCTGACAAGTACAGGCAAAAATCTTTGGAAGAAGTCGTAAAAATGCACCAAGAGGCTGAAAAAGTAATTTCTCGCCAAGGTAACGAAGTGGCAGAAGTTCGGCGACTTGCAGATGAACTTATTAAGCAAAATCTCAGTTCAAAACAGCAACAATTAGAGGTTGAACCGGAAGTTGACTTTTTTGAGAACCCTCAAAAAGCAGTTCAAGGTCAGATTGATAAACATCCTGATGTTCTCGCAGCCAGACAAGCTGGACAAGATTTCAAAAAGATGCAAATTCAGCAAAAGCTAACGCAAGAGCATCCTGACTACTCACAAGTAGTTAACGATTCTGAGTTTCAAAACTGGGTGAAATCCTCACCTATTCGTTTGGGACTTTATGCAAAGGCTGATGGTGAGTTTGATTATGATTCGGCTAATGAATTGTTATCCACATATAAAGAATTGCGTGGCGTTAAAGCTAAACAATCCGAGCAGGCAGATAGTGCCACACGGACAAAAAGCATGAAAGCAGCGCAGGTTGATGTAGGTGGTTCTGGCGAGAGTTCAAAAAGAGTTTATCGACGGGTAGACCTTATTCGTCTCAAAATGACTGACCCTACAAGGTATGAATCGTTAAACGATGAAATACTAACGGCGTATGCCGAGGGTCGTGTTCGATAATTTAACTGGAGCTAATTATGGCCTATCCTACCCCCGCGATAACCGTTACGACGGCTGATAAGTTTATTCCTGAAATCTGGAGTGACGAGATTATTTCGTCTTACAAGAAAAATCTTGTAATGGCAAACCTTGTTATGAAGATGAGTTTTAAAGGTAAAAAAGGCGATACGATTCATATCCCTGTACCTACCCGTGGCTCTGCTTCATTAAAGGCTGCATCTACCGCAGTAACGCTAATTGCTGATACTGAAACCGAAATTTTGGTAAGTATTAACCGTCACTTTGAATACAGCCGTTTTATTGAAGATATTGTTGAAGCACAAGCACTGTCGTCTATGCGCCAGTTTTACACTGCTGATGCTGGTTACGCTTTGAGCCGTGCTGTAGACACTGACTTGATTAATCTTGGTCGTTCTTCTAACGGCGGTGCTGGTACTAATGCCTATGCAACTGGTGCATTTGTTGGTGGTGATGGCACGACTGCCTATGTTGCTGGTTCTAACAACCAGACAGCATTGACTGACGCTGCTATCCGTCGCACTATCCAGCGTATGGACGATAACGACACCTCTATGGACAATCGTTTCTTTGTCATCCCACCTTCAAGCCGTAACACGCTGCTGGGTCTTGCACGGTACACCGAGCAGGCTTTCGTGGGTAATGGTAACGCAATCCGCAATGGTGAAATTGGAAATCTGTATGGCATGCCTGTCTTTACCACCAGCAATTGCGATACCACTTCTGGTTCTGCTTTGGCTCGGGTGTGCTTGATGGGTCACAAGGATTCGATGGTGCTGGTTGAGCAAGTCGGTATCCGTTCGCAGATTCAGTACAAGCAGGACTACCTGTCTACGCTGTTTACAAGCGATACCTTGTATGGTGTTTCAGCTCTGCGTAACGCTGCTACTGTTGGTGCAGCTCGTTCTTCATCGTTGTTTGCACTCGTAGTGCCAGCCTAAGCTCCAAGTCCCCCCAGCAATGGGGGGCTTCGGCCTCTTTTTTTTGTTTGGGAAATTATGGCAACTTTCCGTTGTTTGCAATCTGGCAATACTGTGACACTTCTTCAGCCAGTAGACATTGACTCAATGCGCGAACATTCGGGTTATGTACGGCTAGATGATGTTGAACAAGCAAAGCATGAAATCAGACCGTTGCCTTTGTTAGCCCCTACAAAAAATAGAGGCCGTCCTCGTAAGTTAATGAATTAGGAATAAATCATGAACACAAAAATGTCTTCTAAAATGAAAATGTACGAAAAAAGCAGCTATGACAAAGAAATGAAAGGAATCAAAGAAGGTTCTAAAAAAGACATGGTTATGGACAAAAAACAAATGTCTAAAATGCCTAAACGTGGTCAACGTACTGCAACCCACATGGCAACGAGAAAAAAATGAAATCTGGTCTTTATGCCAACATCAATGCTAAACAAGCACGTATCAAGGCTGGTTCTGGCGAAAAAATAAACAAAGTTGGCAGCAAGGCAGCGCCGACCAAGCAAGACTTTATCAAGTCAGCTAAGACTGCAAAGAAGGCCAAGAAATGAAAACCCCTGCTTGGCAACGAACAGAAGGCCAAGCTAAGACGGGCGGCTTGAACGCTAAAGGTCGTTCGTCTTATAATAGTGAGACTGGTGGAATTCTTAAAGCCCCAGTCAAGTCAGGCGACAACCCTCGTAGGGCCTCCTTTTTAGCACGCATGGGCAATATGCCTGGGCCTAAGTATAAAGACGGCGAACCTACTCGCTTACTTTTATCCTTGAAGGCTTGGGGCGCAACGTCCAAAGCGGATGCTAAGTCCAAAGCTAAGGCAATCAGCGCAAGGAATAAAAAATGACTTACCTCCAGCTTATCAACAATGTGCTGATTCGCCTACGCGAAACTCAAGTATCAACCAACATTGAAACGTCTTATTCGTCTTTAATTGGCTTGTTTGTCAACGATGCTAAACGCCAGATTGAAGATGCTTTTGGATGGAATGTGTTAGGTCAGACTGTCACCATCACCACAGTAGCAGCAACTTATCAGTATTCAATGACGGGTGCGGGGCAAAAGTTTCAAGTGCGAGACGCTTTAAATACTACCTCTAACATTGGGATGAAAAACCTCAGTTTTGTGGAAATGAATCGGTATCAGAACCTCGTGCCGACTACCAACGGTATTCCACAATATTACGCATTTGATGGCGTGAACGGTAATAGCGACACCAAAGTAACGCTGTACCCGCGCCCTGATGGGGTCTACAGCATCCCGTTTTCAGTCACAGTACCCCAAGCTGCATTGGCGGTTGACGGTACGTCTGTGCTTGTTCCTGATTTTTTGGTGGTGCAAAACGCCTATGCCCGTGCTCTAGTGGAGCGTGGCGAGGATGGCGGCTTAAACAGTTCTGAGGCATATAACTTGTATAAAGGTATGTTGGCTGACCAGATTGCACTAGAGGGTACGCGCTACCCTGAAAATCAGGAGTTTGTAGCTATATGAGCCAAGCCCTACAAACTGCTAGCATTTCAGCGCCAGGGTTTTTTGGCCTAAATACGCAAGACTCGCCTTTAGACTTGGAGGCTGGCTTTGCTTTGGTGGCTACTAATTGTGTAATTGACCAGTTTGGGCGTATCGGTTCACGCAAAGGATGGGCGCGGGTCAACGCATCTGCTGGTGCGTTGGGTGCAAATGCTCCTGCTGTAATTCACGAATTGGTGCAAACTGACGGCACTTTGACAATCCTTTTTGCTGGCAACAATAAACTGTTTAAGTTAGACGGCAGCAATGCTGTGAGCGAACTGACCTATGGTGGCGGCGGCACAGCACCAGTAATTACAGCTAATAATTGGGCTTGTGCTTCGCTTAACGGTATCACTTTCTTTTTTCAAAAAGGCTTTGACCCGCTAATCTTTGACCCCGCTGTTAGCACTACGACTTTTAGGCGCGTTAGCGAAAAAGTAGGCTATGCAGGCACTGTACCTAGCGGCAACATTGCCATTAGCGCATACGGAAGGTTGTGGGTAGCAGACACAACAACAGACCGAACCACAATCTTTTTTTCTGATTTGCTTTCTGGCCATGTCTGGACGGGTGGTACATCCGGTTCATTAAATGTGAATCAAGTTTGGCCTAATGGTGCGGACAATATTACCGGCTTGGCAGCACACAATAATTTTCTGATTATTTTTGGTCAACGTCAGATTCTCGTTTATTCGGGTGCAACTACACCTTCAACAATCACACTGGCTGATACTGTAGCGGGTATTGGCTGTATTGCGCGAGACTCAATACAAAGCACTGGCAAGGACGTTTTGTTTTTGTCCAATTCAGGCGTTCGGTCATTTGCACGAACTGTGATTGAAAAATCTGTGCCAATTGGCGACTTGTCCAAGAACGTGCGTAGTGACTTTATGAATATTATTGCTGGTGAAACCCTTGCAAACATCAAGTCTGTTTACTCTGAAACAGAAGCGTTCTATTTGTTAACGCTACCTTTTGTCAAAGAAGTGTTTTGTTTTGATACCCGTGGGCAATTACAAGACGGTTCGTTCCGAGTTACAAAGTGGAATTCAATTGAACCATCTGCATTGCTTTCAAGGCGCAATGGTGATTTGTTATTAGGTAAGACAAGTTATGTTGCCAAGTACACTGGCTCACAAGATGACACCACTGCTTATCGTTTTCAGTATTACACCAACCACGCTGACTTGGGTAATGCCAATATCACTTCGCTGCTCAAGCGGCTAAAGGTAGTGGTTATTGGTGGTACAAACCAGTTTGTCACGATGAAGTGGGGCTTTGACTTTAGTACCAACTATCTGTCAACCAACGCGCAAATTCCGACACAAGGTACTTTCCAATATGGTGTGGCTGAGTACGGAGCAAATGCTACTGTAGTTGCCAAATACTCTAACGGTATAGCTTTGCAAACTTTAAGCGTATCTGCAAGCGGAAGCGGTAAAATCGTGCAAACAGGTTATGAGGCCAATATTAACGGCGCGGCGCTGTCAATACAGCGTATCGAGATTCAATCAAAAGACGGGAAGATGACATGAGTAACTATACACAGAGTACCAACTTTGCCACTAAGGACGCGCTGACCTCTGGCGACCCGTTGAAGATTGTCAAGGGTACGGAAATTAATACCGAGTTTGTGAACATTGCCGTTGCTGTGGCGACTAAGGCTGATTTGGTTAGCCCTGTATTGATTACACCCTTGCTTGGTACACCAACGTCCGGCGCACTGGACAACTGTACAAGCAACACCGAGACGTTTGGAAATAGCAGCACACAACTAGCAACCACTGCGTTTGTGCAAGCGGCAATGGCTGCTTTGCATCCTGTAGGTTCGATTTACATTAACGCAACCAACAATACCAATCCCGGAACTTTGTTTGGTTTTGGTACTTGGTCAGCGTTTGGTGCAGGGCGTGTTCCTGTAGGTTTTGACTCAGGCAATGTTTTATTTGATACGGCTGAAAAAACTGGCGGTAGTGCAAATTCTACTTTGCCAAGCCACACGCATACGTTAAATGACTCTGGACACTTTCACGATGTTACTGGTTTTCTTGGCAGTGCTTCTGCCGGGCAAGGCGGTGGAGGAGACCCCGGTCAAAGGCTTAGTAGCAACGTAACAGTTTCAACAACTACAGTCACCACAGGAATCACAGTTGCCTCTACTGGCAGCAGCGCAACAAATGCAAACTATCAGCCATTCATTACTGTGTTCATGTGGAAAAGGGTGTCATGATTACCCACCACTTTAGCCAAGGGCTGTACTTTAAATGAAAGTTCCGGTGGCAGTCTGCAAGGATTACACATTGTTTTTTGAAGATGACAAAGGATTTTGTTTTATTCACTGCGATTGCGTAAGATGGACAAATACAGTTAGAAAACAAATACTGGCAGATTTAGTAAACATTCAAAAACAAGATATATATGCAATCCACGAGGTTTTTGATAGAAAGCACGCAAAGTTTCTTGCCTTATTTGACTTTAAGTTTTTGAAAGATTTTGTTGGCCATGACGGGCTATACAGACAGTTATATATTAGGAGAATATGATGGGAATTGAAGCAGCTTTAATCGGTGGAGGCGCATCACTTCTTGGCGGCATGATGCAAGGCGATTCCGCGCGAGACGCAGCCAACACCCAAGCAGCCGCACAGCGAGAAGCCGCACAACTTGCCGCTGAAGAATCGCGGTTTCGCCCTGTAGGTATAACTACTAGGTTCGGTCAATCTAATTTCCAGACTGGTGCTGATGGTCGTGTATCAGGTGCAGGGTATACCCTAGACCCTGCCTTACGAGCCTATCAAGACCGATTCTTAGGCTTGGCTGGTGGCGGTTTGTCGCAGGCTGAACAAGCCCAGCAACAGTTTGCGCCATTGCAGCAAGGCGCACAAGGTTTGTTCGGTCTGGGTCAGCAGTACTTAGCTCAGTCACCCCAACAGGCCGCACAGCAGTACATGGCTGGTCAGCAAGAGTTGTTAGCCCCAAGCCGTGAGCGTGAGTTTGCTCAACTTCAGAATAGGTTGTTCCAGACAGGTCGTGGCGGCTTGGCTGTAGGCGCTACTGGTGCGCGTCCAAGCGGTGCAGCGGGTCTAGGTGCAGCAAGTCCTGAGATGGAAGCCTATTACAACGCTATTGCCCAGCAAGACGCTGGTTTGGCAGCGCAAGCGCAGCAGGCGGGTATGGACCAAACACGTTTTGGTGCTGGCTTGTTTGGCACGGCTGGCAACCTGCTTACGCAAGGCTACGGTGGACAGGTAAGTGCTATGTCGCCATACGAAGCCTATCTGAAAGGTGCTACGGGACTTGAAGGCTTAGGCCAGCAAGCCTTGGATACTGGAATTACAATCGGTGGTGGCAATAGAAACACAACTGGCGCAAACGCTTTGTTGCAGAGCGGTATGGGTGCGGCTCAGTCTAACTTTGCAGCTAATTCCTACAATCCATTTGCACAAGCCTTGATGCAAGGTAGTCAGAATCCTGACTTGCGTAGGGGGCTTCAGTCTGCGTTTAGCCCAAGCTACAACTATGCACCTTTTGGTGGTGGTAGCGGCACGTTTGGTGAAGGGGAGTATTAATCATGGCAACAGACATCGTTCAATCCTTATTCGGTATGACACCAGATTCATACCAACAGGCGCAGCAAGACAGGGCTAATACTCAAGCATTGCAGTTTGCTAAGCTAGACCCATTCCAGCAAGCAAACTACTCCATCGGGCGTGGTGCTTACGGCTTGGCTGGTGCGGTAGGCGGTGCGCTAGGTGGGCAAGACCCTGAGTTGCAGCGGATTACTATGCGCCAGCAGATTGCGGGGCAGATTGACTACAACGATGATGCGTCTATTCGCGATGCCATGAGTAAGTTGCGTGATGACCCACAAGCCATGCTGCAATTGCAAAAGATTCTTGTTGATCAACAGGCTAAACGGGCATCTATTTACAAAGATGAGTCAGCGGGTAAAGCCTCTTTAGCTGCGGCTGGCCGCGAACGCTTGCAAGGCATCCCAAACGATATTCAACTGGCTCGTGAGATTGCAAGTCTGCAAGAACAGATAAGCCAGTTTACGAATTTACCCGCAAGTCCAGAACGTGACCAAGCCTTAAGACTTGCATCTGGGCAGCTTTCTGAGTTGCAACGACTGACGGCTAAACCAGGCGAAAAAGTTTTACCCGCCAATATCAAAGAAGTTGGCACTGCTGTAGCGTCTGGAAAAGCTGTGTACACCTATCAAACAGCCGATGGTGTGCAGCAAATTACATTTGAAACAGATGATCAGGGTAAGCAGGTTATGAAGCCATATGTAGGCCCTGTAGATAGGACAACTGCAAAAGTCAGCGCAGTGGCTAATTCAAGTCAAGCACTACAAGACGATTTTTCTAAGGTATTAAACAAGAAACAAGGCGATGAATACAGCAACGCTATTACTTTGCGAAATGGAGCAATAACGGCTCTTAAAACTTTTAATACATTGGGGGCTTTAGACGATCAAGGTCTTATCAGTGGCTCTTTTGCAACAGGCCGCTTAGGGGCTACTAATCTTCTAAATACTCTTGGATTGGTTACGCCAGCTAATGTTGCAACTTTGGCGCGTTCAGAGAATTATGCAAAAGTTACAGGTGATGCAATTTTGGCTGCGCTTGGTGGAAAATTGGGCGCTCAAATTTCAGATTCTGACCGTAAATTTATTGAAAATCTTGTGCCAAAACTTGAAAATAGCGCTGCTGCACGTAGACAACTTATTGACTATATGCGTCAGAAAAATGTTGAGTTGATTGGTGCATCAAACGAACTTATTGATTATGCCGAAACCAAAAAAACTTTAAGCGGTTATAAGCCAAAAACCCCGTTACCAAAGCCTTCCGCAGGCGCTTACTCTGATCTGAGCGATGATGAACTAGATAAACGAATCAAAGCCGCTCAAAATAAAAAATAAGGACGCATATGGCAGCAGCACCTGATCTTGTAGCGCTTTTGGAAGAGAAGCAACGACGAGCAGGCCAACTCACGGGTGGCACGCAAAGCGTTTTAGCTGAACCAGAAGAAACAACAGCTTTTGAAGAGTTCAAACGCTTTACGGAATCAATCCTTAAAGGTTCTGCGACTGGCATCATTAACATGGCTGGTGGGTGGGGTAATGTTTACGATGCGCTAAAGAAAGATAAGACTGGGCCTAGTGCTTTGTCGGGCGTAGGAATCATCAATGCTATTGCAAATGCGGGTGGGCCTGACCTTAAAAAGATTCAAGGATATGAAGGCGCATACAAAGTTGGCGAAGGCGGCGCTCCTGCTGCTATGTTTACGGCTGCGGGGCTTCCCGGATTGTTTGGGCGTACCGCCAAAGGGTTAGCTGGTGAGTTTGGGGTTGCTGGCGGCACTAACTTGGTCGCTCAAACTATTGCACCAGACAGCCCATTATCGCAACTTGCATTGCAATCAACCCCATATGCAATAGGTGGTCTGTTGTCTGCCGGGCAACGCCGTGTTGCGCGACCACAAGGCGATGCTCCTGTTGATGGTGCGGCGCTTTTAAATGTGGGGCGCATGACTCCTGGGGAATTTAGTGGTAGTCGCCCACAATTAGCTGCTGAAGCTCGGGTAGAGGCATCCCCAAAAATAGGCGAACGCGCTAATGTTTTTCGGCAAGACCAAGCAAAAGATGTAGAAGGGTTTTTGACCAATCTTTTTAACCGAGCTACTCAATCAGCTAGTGACGTAACTATTGCTGCTAATACTGCAATGTCTGCATTTAACAACTATGGAAAATCGTTGTCAAGCAAACTAGCAACTTCTGCAAGAGCAGATTTTAAGGCGGCGCGTTCAGCAGGAGGGAAAGTTGACACAACACCTGTACTGTCAGTAATTGATGAAAAATTAGCCGCAATACCTCCAGAAGTGGCTGCGTTAGACCCGCTTCGCAATGCGCTCACCCGCATCAAAGAAGAATATTTTATCCCTGGCGTTGAAGCTACGACTACACCTTCTTCTGTATTAAATTCGGCTGGGCAACCTGCATTTATAACAAAAACCGAAGCCACCCCCGCTGGCGCGCAAGCTATTGACATTGATCGGCTACAAAAGAATTTGTCTGCATGGGGTGAAGCAGCGTATTCTGGCAAGGCTGATTTTGGCAAAGGTAACATCTTTGAGGGTGTTGCGCCAGGTCAAGCAAAGGGCATTTCAATGGCTGTGTTAAGTGGATTTCGTGATGCTTTAGATAACGCAATTGCCAACAACATACCCGGCGCAGAAAAGTTACTAAAAGCTCGTGACAACTTTAAGGCAAATCTTGTGCAGATTGAAGAGTTTGCCAATCGTCCATTAGCTAAATACTTTGATGTTCCGACCGCATCCTCGCTTACGCCAGAGGGCATCATTGATAAGCTATCTAAAGCCAAACCTACGGAACGTGCTTTTCTTGCAAATGTGTTGCAACAGCATCCAGACGGGTCTGTGGTATGGGACACTGTTCGTAGGTCGCAATTAGATGCGTTGCTTAATAAATCTCGCATGGCCGCTGCAGGTGCTGCGGAAGGCTCTGCTCAACTTAATTTAACTGTTTTACTAAAAGAGTTAAACAATAAAAAAGGTGAATTTGGGTATCTGATACCTGATGCAGCGCAGCAGAAAAACGCAAATACGGTAATTCAATACCTACAAAAAATAGAAAAAACTGCATCTGAAACTCCAGCTTCTTTGCGTGGTGACGCATATGCAGTCACAAGGGGTGTAGGTGGAACTGCTCAGGCAGGGCTTATTGTGGGTGAACTTACATCTTTGGCTAGGGCAATTTTAGAAAACCCCGTAGCAATTGCTAATGTTGTTTTTGACCCTGCAACTACACAAACAATGTTGCG